CTCAGAAGTCTCCGTGTCGTAGATTTCCTTGTGCTCTTCGCCGTAGCGCTTGTACTCCATACCGAACAGAGCGTTAAGCCCCGGGAGGAGTTCTTTCAGCAGTTGTGAACGTGAAATAGCCATGATTTACTCCTTAGGTACCGGTGTTGCCACTGGCGAGGTAGTAGGAATGCACGCCAAAGTTAAACTTGACGATGATGTCGGGGAAAGCGTCGAGAGCAGTGTCCTCAACGTAATCGACAATCCGCATAGCCACAGTGCCGGTGTTAACCAGCGAGCCGCCATTGACACCAACAACGAGGTTAATCGTCGAGTTGCCGGTCAGCGTGTTGCCACCAAAGTTGCCAAGAGCGGCGTTCTTGCCGACAGCGCCAGCAGCACCGTTGGTCAGCGTGCCGAAAGCAGCCGAACCTTGGACCGTGAACAGCGCATCCGGGTCTTCCGTCACGCGGATATACACATCGGTGTAACCAGCGGTGATAGCGCCAGCGGGGCAATACTGAGCGTACTGCGGCTGGTTCAGGCCAGGGGTGACGTAACGAACACCAACGCACACACCAACGATACCCGTTTGCGTGCCGCCGACCGGGGTAGCGGTCAGAGGCTGCGGGTTACCAGCAGCGGAGAGTTGAATGACATCGCCCGCAAACATCGCGGTCGTGTTGTTCGTGGAGAGCTTGTACTCGCGGAAGGCGCCCGCGAAGACCTGACCACCGATCAAATTGACCGGCTTGAGGCCATAGGGAGAGCTAGTGATAGCCATGATGACTCCTTTTGGGATTTAAGAACCGCGTCCGAACGTAACCTTGGTCTGCCTGTCACGGAACATAGGCATACGGGGATCGCTCTCGCGCATGAAGTTGTTATCTACCGATTGCATCTGACCTTCCGCTTGCTGCCGATAAAAGGCATCGCGCTGGCTGGTAAATTCTTTCGGCATTTTACAAAGGATCAGTCCACCAATCTCAATACTATCTGGGTAGCGATTCTTGCCGCTGCCCATCAATTGGATTTCGGGATGCTCGGAAGCCTTGACCGGCTCCCATCCTTCACGGAGCTTAGAGGAAATGTTCATGGGGTCGTCGTTACCCAGCGTGCTGACGCGAATCCACCGGAAGGAATAGCCTTCTTCGGGATGGGGGTCAGGCAGAAGCTGCGGAGGCATCCAGTTTTTCTGGCGCTCAGTCTTAACACGGGTGTCAAGTTCACGGGGATTACGTTCAGCCATTTTCATTTCCTCATTTGTTCAGCAACCTGCTTAGCATAGAGTTCCAGAGGAACACCTAGCCGCTTGGCGATAGATACTTGGGTTTGTGTCAGCACGATCTTTCTGGGCGCTGTGCTGCGAGTTGCGGAGGCCACGACTTGGGATTTTTTGGTTTTTCCTTGAGGGAACGCATCAGGGAAAAGCTGGTGTACACGGGAATTAATCTTCTCGTAGTACTCATCACTCGTCGGGTCAACACCACCTTCCACAAGTTTTTTATGAACCGTTAGGGCCACAGCGGTCATTTCCTCGTCGCTACCAAACCAAGAATTGGCTTCTTGCCACGCTTTGGCTTTAGTATCTACGCGGGGTTCCGCAGCAGCCTGTGACGGCTGATATGCGGGTTGTACTACAGTTTCTTGCTGTTGTACAGGGGCTTTGAAATTATTTACACGATCTGCCCTAATTTTGGCAGTAGTAAGTGCCTCTTGCGCAGCAACGAGAGCATCGGAATCACCCGCTTCATACGCCGTTTTATATTGGCGCTTAGCGTCTTCAACCTCGTTACTGACAACTCGTTTAGCTTGTTCAAGCAGCGCAGCTTGTCCTTCACCCAGACTGCCTTGGAGTTTCTTGTTCTCCGCAATGACATTCTGAGCTAGTGCAATTGCTTCTTCACGTTCACGCAGTGCGGTTTCTTTTGCCCTGCGCTCTTCGTGATACCCCTTGCTAAAGTGCTGAATACGCTTCTTGACACCTTCGGAATACTGCTCAAGTTCGTCTTCAGTAACTTCTGCCGGGGCTTCTTTCATGGGCTTGCGGCCCTTGTCAGCTTCCGGGGTATCGTCAACAACCTCAATTTCAACTTCGTCTGCTGCATTTACAGCGCCGGGTTGAACTTCATTGTTTTCGTCGGGGAAACGAAATTCTGTCTTTTCAAACTCAGCCATGAGTTACTCCTTAGACGCGGCCAATACCACGGGGGTCTTCAACAACAGCTTCCACAGAATCATCATTGATGATGCGGAATTCCCGGCCATGAATCTTCAGGCGGGTGCCGGTATTGGGCCGAACAAGGACGAAATCACCTACCTTGCAAGACGGACCACTGGGAAACCTAGCTTTGTCGCCATAGGCATCCGGTCCCATCTTCACCACGAACAGGACAGGAGACAGCAACTCTTCAAAATGAAGCGTTTGCCCCGCCTTGACCAGACCGCTTTCATACGTGTCATCAATCTCTGGGAGCGCACAGAGAAGGTGGTACGTAACCGGTTCCGGCAGTTGCTTGGCTTTTTCCTCCGCAGTAGCGGGGAGGGTGGTAGGCACGGCGTTTTCCGCAGCCGCGATCAGGATTTCACTCATCGTCATCACTTTCAAGTTTACGCAAGAGGTCATTTACAGTTTCATACGCCAGCGATAGACCTCGAATCTCGCCGCATCCATGCCGATATTCGGCATAGTCCTTAGCAGCCCCCTCATATAGCGCTCTTGCTATATAAAGACGGCGTTCCTCAATATCCTTGAGGATGAGGTTGAAATACTTTTCCATTATTGTTTACGCAGTTGTTTGACCATTTCAGCCCGAAGCTTTTGCTGAGCTTGGTTGCTTTGAGCGTTAATTTTGGCGTTACTCTGTTGGGCTTGGTTCTGCAAACGAGCAGCTTCCTTCTGGGCATCAACTTGCAAACGCTGCGTTTCAAGTTGCAGTTTTTGCTGAGCGATCTGGAAGTCACGCTGGCTATCCGCTTCCTTACGCTGAAGCTCTTGAGCCTTAAGCTGAAGCTCTTGCTGCTTCATCTGCAACTCAGGGTTCTGCGCCTGTTGCTGGGCTTGCTGTTGTTGTGCTTGAGATTGATTGGTCTGCATCAGTTGCTGGGCTGCACGGGCAACCAAGCGAGAAAGCTGCACTTCCATCTCTTCCGGCATCTCAACATCAGGAGCAGGCAGAGGAACGCCGAGCTGTTCTTCAACTTTGACGCGATAACCAAACGCCATGTGTTCAGCAACGTGCGCCATGATTGCACCTTGCATCTGCTGAGCCATCGGGTTTTGTCCAATGGTTTGCATCACCATCGGGTCTTGCATCATCGCCATGTGGGTAGCAATGTGGGCGTCGTGATCCTGATAAATAAACGCCTTGGTGGGCTTACCCGTCAAGAAGCTCATGTTCTCCGAGATAGGATCACGCGGCTTTTGGTCATCTTCGGTCGGGATAAGCTCTTCCGCATTCTTAATACCAAGAACTTCCAACATCTGCTTGTGCAGCTTCGGCAGGTTGTAAATCTGCGGGGCACCTTGGGCCAATTGAATAGCCGCTTGGTACTGCATGATTCGCTGCGCCATAGTTGCAGCGTTAGGGTCACTAACCGGGATAACCTCAACCAAGTCATAGTCAGCCTGTTTGGCAGACCGATCCGCCCCAGTGGGGTCGTATGAATACTCGGTAGGCGCAAAGTCCCGAATGATTGCTTTGAGAAGTTTGAACTCCATCCGCAGACTGGCGTGAACACGGGCTTGAACCGCGCTCATCGTCTTGAGAGTTCTTTCAAGCAAAGCCAGGGTTGTGCCGACAGGAGCTTGAGCGCTCATATCGCTAATCTTCATATCAGCGATGGCACCCAGCCTGCGGCCTTCCTCAGTGATCTGATTAAGAAGAGCAAGTAGGGTCTGGCTTGGCTCCTTGTACGGGAGCGGCATGATGTTGTCGCGCACGGTCCCGGAGGGGACATCAACGTCCCGGAACTCACCCGGAGCGATGGGGGTGTCATCGCCCTTGATCCGCAGGCCACGGCTCTTCAAGCCACCCGGCAGGTTACTCAAAGAACCTGCATCAACCAGTTGGCGAATCAGGCTTGTACCAGCACGGGCGTAACCACCGATTAGGTGAATTAGACCAAGGCCATAAGCCCCAAAGCCGGGGATGTAGGTGTACTGGACGAAGTGTTGACGCTTGAGCTTTTTCTTGTCGCCTTCTTCCCAGTTCCGCCGCACAGCCAGCACGTTTTGCGTACCGCGCTCGATGGTAATGACGTAAGGAAGGCCGATTCCGTCCTTGTCTTCAAATCCGGGAAGGTCGTAATCAACGTGAATCTCCAAGAACTGGAACCGATCATCATCCGTCAAACTGTAGCCTTGCTCTTCGGCTTTCTTCTTCTCAACGTCCGTGAAGATATGAACTGGGTCGCCAAGGTCAATGTCACGGTAGAAGCCAGCAACCTGAAGTTTCTTGACCTCGTTGGGAGTTTTGCGCATCACATGGGTGACACGCTCGGCGTTGTAAATATTAGACGCCCCGTAAGGCATCACAATATCTTCAGCCGGGAGGAAGATCGCCGTCTGCCTGCCGATTGCCGGGTCGTAGTAGACCTTCTTGAACGCGGCACCAGTCAAACCAAGGGAGTACAGCATCCGCTCATGCTCTGGGCGGTACTCAATCATCTCGTCGGTCAGCTTGTAGTTCATGTCTTCCCGGACACGATCTGCTGCCTCTTCCTTCATCTTGTCAATGGCACCCATAATCTGGGTCTTGACTGGTCCCTGTGCAGGGAAGGTTTCCGTAATCATCTCCGCTTGGAAGCGGATCGCTGCCTCAGTCAGCAGGGTTGAGTAAACGCCACAAGCCCCAGACCAAGGCTCAGTGCGCTCCTCATACTTCATCCCAAGGACTTCCAGGCCCTTAACAAAAGAGTCAACCCAGTCTTTGCGGCTGTTAATGTCAGCGTCTACAAGGTCAATCAAGTCAGAAGCAATGCTTTGAAGAGCAGAGTCATCCATGAACTCCGCAAGGTTGGCGTCAAAGTCATCTTCTTCTTGGTCAGGCATCAGGTCAATGACAACGCCATCAATACCAATCTCAACATCGTCTGGGTTTTCAATGTCAATCTCGATGGCAGGCCCTTCGGCGTCCAACTCGGGATCGTAGGGGAGGGCAGCTTTGTCAATATTGGTCGCCATTTTTTACCTTCAGTAGTAAGCGTGTCTTTGCTTAAAGCGCATGGGCTCTTCTTGCTCGTCCGACTGGAGCCTGAGAAAACCGCCTTGCCGGAAACGAATTAAAGCTTGCACAGCGCTGTCTGTCAGATCGTCGTGATCACCATTCGGGAACGCGGCCATGTTTTCAACCACTTCTCGCGCCCAACGGGTGTCTGGTGCCCATACTTTACCCGACCTAAACAAGTCAGCTACGGAGTTTATACGCACAAATTTGTCGTTGCCACGACTTGGTGTGTATTCGCTCACCACAATACCCATAGCTCGTAGTTCAAATATTAACGGAGCGCCAGCAGCTTTAGCCTCAACTACAAAAGCATCAGGTTCCCACTCTTTGTAGTGTTCAAAGGCTCGTTGCTTAAGCTCAGGAAACTCCATCCGCTTCTGAAATGCGTCCAGCAGGATGACATTAACGTCATTCTCGTCTTCGTTTAGGTTAAACACACCCCAAGTCGTACAGGCTGAGTAGTCGCTACGCTCGTTTTTAGTAAACGCCGTGTCCCATGACTGAATCAAGAACTGGCAGTTCGGCGGATTGTCGTTTTCCCAGACTTGCCACCACTCGCGCTTAACAATTGCGCCTTCTTCGCCAGTAGGGTTCTGTTGGTACTGAGCATTCCACTTTGCCGGGGGTAGCTCTTCCTTGAGAGCCTCCAATTCCGTCAGTGTCCAGAACTCAGGCCACAAAGATTTACCAGAAGGCATGATTGCCGGTAACTCTATGACCTCCCACTCGTTTTCTTTACCTCTTTCGGCAGCGTCTTTCAGGACTCGCCCGATCAAATCCTTCTGGCCCCACCTCGTAGCGATGATAACGATGGCTCCATTCGGCTGAAGTCGCTGTCTCGGGCCGGATGTGTACCACTCATACGTCTTATCGTAGATAGAAGCGTCATAAGCAGCCAAAGCCGCCTCACCTTCCGTATGAGGATCGTCAATGATGCACAAATCAGCGCCGCGACCCGTCATTGTTCCGCCAACACCAATAGCAAAGTACTCGCCATTCTTGTTAGTAGCCCATCGACCGGCTGCTTTGGAGTCTTGACGCAAATTTACGCCAGGAAATACCCCTTGGTACTCCTCGCTCATCACCAAATTTCGCACTTTCCGGCCAAAACCGACAGCCAGTTCGCCTGTGTTCGACGCCTGCATCACCTTTTTGCCGGGGTATTTCCCCAAAAACCATGACGGGAACAGGTAAGACCCCATCTCAGACTTCGAGTGTCTAGGAGGAAGGCAAATAATCAGCCTCTTCAGCCGTCCTTCAGCAATGTCCTCAAACTTCTTAGCCATCAACGCGTGATGTCGGCCATGAATAAACCCCGGCCACATCTTCTTCACGTATGACATGAAGCTCGTCTGACACTTCTCCCTGTCCAAAGCATCCTTGTACTCAGCAACCTGAGCCAGCAGCTTCTCCTGATCCCCAGGACTCAAGCTGTTTACCAAATCGTCCAGCTTCATTCCAAGTTTTTAAAGTTAACGTAGACGGGACGGATCGACCTTGGCTCGCCCTTGATCATTTTCAAAGCCCCAAGGTCAACCAGCTTCTTCACAATCTTGTGCGTGTTTCCAATACCCATCTTTCCACGCACGTAAGCAATCTCATAGATAGAAGGACCGTAGCCAAACTTCTTCCAGAACTCATCAATCACCAAAAAAACCTCTCTCTGTGCCTCAGTCATACCAAGCCCCATCACCTCTTCAAACGAACTCCTAACTTTTCTCAGTTCACTCTGGACGATCCGCTTCTTCCAGTGAACCTTGCGCGTTTCCAAAATAGTCATACAAATCAACGACTTACGTTACTTTGCTAAAGTTTTACTTTACTTCCGTTAATTTTAACGGCTGAAAATTTTTTGGTGCCGTTAATTTTAATGGCCTGGAAACGGAAAAATTTTTGCAAAATATTTTTGGTGAGTTGCAAAGTTAGTTGGTATGGGGGGGTTCCGCCAAAGGAGGGGGTGGTTCATGCGGAGTACTATGTATAGAAATTTGGGACTCCTCATCGCCAGCTTGGGGGGTGGCGGGTGGGTGGGGTTCCTCCAGCTCGGCCAGCAACTCAGCGGCTTGGCTCTCGATCACGGTCGCGTCGTCTGCCTGTGCGCTCATGAGTTGGCGCAGTTCCCCCATAATTTTGGCGCGGGTATCTGCGCTGCTGGTTATGGTTCGCACTTCCTTCCGTTCAGTGAATGCGGCAACCTCCGTGACGGTTCCCAATACTTTCGCTGCTGCGACGCGCACACTCTGCTTTGCATCGGGGTCTATCACTACAGATACTAGGCTCTGTATCACTAGATCCCTCAGCGCGGCGGGAGTTCGATGTTTCGCAGCCTCTATCGCCAGCGTGTAGGCTTCGATCTCCCTCTGTATCCTCTCGTCCCGCGCCAATTCGTAGGGTTTGCTCGCCATCGTGTATTTACTGGTGACGTCGTAACTTTCCCTATACGCTTGCGCCTTGGTCTTTCCCTGAGCGACTCCCCTTGCGAACTCTCTCTGCTTGTGTGTTAGTTGCTTGGTAACCTGCGCTCCGAGGATGGCTTCCATCGGTATCGTCTCGAGGCCTTCCCTGATCTGTTTCCTGGTTGCCATATGGTTTGTTCTCTACTGTGGTTTCATCCAGTATAGGGGAACGGGGGAGGAATATGCAATGCCTGCTGTTCGCTGGCGCTCACGCCTGCGGCCTGGTGGCCTGCCGAGATCCGTCGTTGTGGTGACAATATTAGTGGCTGGTGACAATTTTGGTCACGCTGCACCGCCGCAAAGTGACTGGAATTGTCACTTTTCTGGGGGCAAACTGTGGATAAGTGGCTGGCATGGGTGGTGCATATAGGATGGCATCGCAACCCCTGTTGGAGCCCTCATATGACACCTATCACTCAAGCCCGCCGCGCATCACTTCAGCGTTTCATTCTTGCTTTGCGCGAGGCGGACGCAGAAGCGTTTCGTGATGGCGACTGGGCCCGCCTGAACGAAATCCGCCTGTGCCTGGATGATGCACGGGAAGAATTGAAAGCCCTTTGATCGCAACCCCCACCACCTAAGGAGAGCAAACAATGAAACCTATCCCCCTTTTCACTTGGTACCGCTGGGGCATTGGCGCTGAAAAGTTCAGCCCTGACACCCGCTCTAAGACCGCCGCTATTTTGCGCGCTGCCCGCCGCCGCCGAGAATGCGAAATTGTCGGCCAAGGGTTCTATCGGGTGACTCTACGGGGCTATGACGTAATGGCTCTGATTCGGACTCGCTGACCTATCCACCGAGCCCCCTATGGGGGTTCTAGGATGGGCCAGACCATCGCAAACCACTACAGAAAGCACACTATGACGAAAGCCACAAAATTCATTCGTGCTGCTGCTGCGCGATGCCGCGCTAGCGGGGTCACGGTCGATATCGACTCCCGTTTTCCTACGGTCGCGATCGACGCACCCGGCGTGGATGGAATTTTCATGCAGGGGGATGAGGCCGACAATTTTATCGGCGAGATTGCAGTTCTCTGCAAGCGTTACCGCTCGCTGGATGAGGACACTGCTGCGCTCGCGCTCGCAGAGCCCTATGCCGAATGCTGTTTCAACTAAGGGGCGAACCATGACACACATACACCTGACCCCAAAATCAGCGAACGTCAAAACAGGGCCGATACCCGTTAGCACGACGAGTCGCGATACCTGCCCGGTAAATTGCGCGATGCGTGAAGGATGCTACGCTGCGTCTGGACCCTTGGCCCTGCACTGGGCGGCTGTTTCGGCGGGTAATCGTGGCAGTGACTGGGACACTTTCAATCAGTCTATTTCCGACCTGCCCGACGGGCAATTGTGGCGCCACAATCAAGCAGGGGACCTGCCCGGTGACGGGTTCACTATCGACCCCTTGGCATTGGGCAAGTTAGTTCATGCCAATATTGGGAAACGTGGTTTCACCTATTCTCATTATCGCGATGCTGAATCCATCGAATGGATTAGACACGCGAACGCATGGGGGTTTACTGTCAATCTTTCGGCTAACGATCTTGCCGATGCCGACACACTGGCAGAAACCAACGCTGGCCCCGTCGTGGTGGTTTTGCCGTCAACCCAGAATCAGAATACTGTCACCCCTGCTGGCAGGAAAGTGATTGTCTGCCCTGCCACCCAGCGCGATGATATTTCGTGCGCTACCTGTCAACTGTGCCAGCGTCAGCGTGAAGTGATCGTAGGGTTTCCCGCGCATGGCACCCGTAAACGTGTCATTGACATCAAATTTTCAGCGTAATTTAAGGAAAACGAATAATCATGTTCACCACCCAAAAGCAGATCCGCGCTGAATTCTGGTCCGCTCACCCTCACCTAGCAGAACAAGCCCGCGCCGCTGGAATCCTGACCGCTCCGCAGAATCGCCACTGTGCCACTGTGCGCTGCTCGTTCGTTGACTTTGTTGACCACCTACACCGTACCGGCCAAATCAGCGACGCCCTGGCTGACCGCGTGACACTCTAAAAGGCACACAATGAAAACTTCCGACATTAAATCTTTCGTTCGCTCCGGGGGCTGGGCATGGCCCGGTGGTTACCCGTGCGCCCTCCTAATGGCCGACGGTGAGTGCATCGATGCCACTGCCGCCCGGGAAAACTTCCGCCAGATTCTGCGGGCGATGCGCGATCCGCACTATGCGCGAGACTGGACACCCGTTGATGTTTTCGTCCATTGGGAGGGAGAGCCCCTAGTCTGCGCCCATTCAAACCGCCTGATCGAATCCGCATATGGGGTGCCCGATGCGTGACCGACTGCTAGATATTTTGGTGGCCGTGATCCTGGCCGGGGCATTCTTTGCCCTTGTCTGCCAGGGTCTGAACGTCCTAATCTTTTGAGGTGAAAAATGTATTTTGATCGTTTCGACATTGCTGAAGCATGGTATCTGGCCCTCTCCCACTGCCACGGGGGCCAATGGTCCCGCGAATATGCCCGCCTTTCCAAAATGTCCCGCTATTTCAGGCCCTCGCCAATTCTCAGCGTGGACACCCTGAGCGAAAACGGACGCGAAATTTATGACAACGCCTGCGCCCGTATGCTGGGGCAGGGTTGACCGGCACCTATAGGCTCTGCTGGGGCCTATGGGGGCATGCCGCCCGCTCACCAAGGAAACGTATGAACGACTACCAAGCAAACGGTTTTGAGAACCGCCGCGCCTATCTGGACAATCTCTCCGAGGAATACCCCCGCGAGGTGGTCTATGCCCTGGCCGGGATGCTGGGGCCGAATGAGGATTTCGACGGGCTGGTGACTGCCCTGGAAGATGCCGCCGACGAATTCTGAACTGTTGCCCTTCGGGCTAAGGAGAAAACGAATGCTTACCTATTGGGAAACCATCCGCACCGAACATAAAGACGGGTTTGACATTGTGTT